AAAAAAAGAATGAAAAATATATGGGGCGTCTCAATGATGCTCTCGAAAAGATTGGGAATAAGAACACCCTTATTAGTGGAGGAAAACGTGTAACTCAAAAACGCATGCGCAAAAATAAAGGCAGAAAAATAAAATCAAATAAAAAGAAATCAAATAAAAAGAAATCAAATAAAAAGAAAAGAAAAAGCTATTTCAAATGATAAAAAATTTTATCATAGTGTTGATGGTGATAGTATTGCTTAATATATCTTTTTAGAAAGTCGTAATTTGGTATAATATCTGCATAGACACATATATATATATATGTCTATTAGTTCAAAATTTATTAATATATTCTTTTACTCAATATATGAAAATAGATACAGAAATTAAACTTGACTTTAGTGATGTCCTTATATCTCCGAAACGTACAACTATTAATAGTAGATCTGATGTTGATTTGTCACGCTCTATTAAGTTTAAATATTCTCCGTTTAAATGGGAAGGAGTTCCTATTATTGCTGCAAATATGGACACCGTTGGTACATTTGAAGTTTATAATGTATTAAAACAACATAACATTATTACTGCTATGCATAAATTTTATTCTTTGCAAGATTTTCAAAATGCTCATAAAAAATATGGTCTTGATCCTGACTATTTCATGGTTTCAACTGGTATAGGATATAATGCTATTGAAAATTTAGAAGAAATACTTTCTGTAATTGATTGTAAATGGATTTGTATTGATATCGCTAATGGATACATTCAAAAACTTGTTTCTTTTTGCCGTAGTGTTAGAGAAAAATTTCCTGATAAAATTATTGTTGCTGGTAATGTTGTTAGTCGGGAAATGACAGAAGAACTTATTTTAAATGGTATGGTTGATATTGTTAAAGTCGGGATTGGACCCGGAAGTGCGTGTACAACTCGTATTAAAACAGGGGTTGGTATGCCTCAATTGTCTGCGGTTATTGAATGTGCTGATGCAGCTCATGGTGTAGATGGTCTTATTATTTCTGACGGCGGGATTACATGTCCCGGTGATGTTTCAAAAGCATTTGGTGCAGGTGGTGATTTTGTTATGATTGGTGGACAATTTGCGGGTCATGACGAGAACCCTGGTAATATTATTGAAGAAAATGGTCAAAAATATAAATTATTTTATGGAATGAGTAGCGATACCGCAATGAATACTCATTATGGAAAAGTTGCTTCTTATCGCGCTTCAGAAGGTCGTAGTGTTAAATTAAAATATAAAGGTCCGATTAATGATACTGTTTTAGATTTCTTAGGCGGTATTCGCAGCACATGTGCTTATATCAATGCTAAAAAAATTAAAAATATTCCTAAATGTTGTACATTTGTTCGTGTTAATAGACAATTAAATACTATTTATGCATAATTTTTTTTTAGGAAACACATAAATAATACATAAATATAATATATTATTGAAGGTTTATATTCATTTATTGATTGACCAGTTCGAACTGATGGTTTGTATACTACTTCAAGACTTTCTATATCTATTTCAATAAACTGTCCATAATCTTCATGTACTTCGATTATATGTTCATCCATTATTATTATGTTTATACTATTATTAATATACATAATAAAACAATCAATTTTAATATTTTATTGCTCTCTCTCTCAAATAAAATTAATATTAAAATTAGGTCATGTTACTAATTATTTGGTTTTTCTAATACAGTCCAATATAATGATACTGGTCTATAAGTATTTTCTTTTTGCCTTATAAATTGCCATAACCAAGGCATATAATTTAGATTTTTTTTATATGTATAACATAAATAACTTTCTAAATAGTTTGGCGCTACTAAATAACATGCAAAATGTTTTAATAAATTATAATAATATTTATTATTACATTCATTTATATATTGACAATTCAACCAATTATATGAATATACCAAATAATCTATTGTATGATCTTCATGTTTTACACCTTTGCACATTTAAAACGCCGAATTAACAACGTAAAAAAATAATACAAAAATTGATATAAAATTATATAAAATAATAATTATTAGATTATATAATGAGTGATTATATTAGGATTAATAAAACAACTGAGTTTATTAATAAATCAACAGAAGTTCATGGAGATAAATATGATTATTCAAAAGTCGTCTATGAAAAGAATTTAAAAGAAGTTATAATTATATGTAAAAAACATGGAGAGTTTCTACAATTACCAAAAACACATAAAAGAGGTAATGGTTGTAATTTGTGTGCTTTAAATGATATGACAAATAAAAAAATCAAAAAATCAAAAGAAAAATTCTTTAATGATATAAAAATTAAAGATAATGAAAATAGATGGGATTATTCAATCGCTGAAACAGAATATTCAGGAACGAATAATAATATTACTTTGATATGTAATGGTTGCAACACTAAAACAAATAGAACACCATATAAACATCTTAGAGAATTTCAACCTTGTAAAAAACAATGTTTTGTGATTAAAGAAAAAATATATGAACTAACTGAATTAGAAGAAAAAATTATAGAAAACAAAGCAGTAAATGAAATAAAAGAAGAATGGAAAGATTTTCCAATTGATAAAAAATATTTAGTTAGTAATAAGGGTGAAATAAAAAATAAAACTACAGGAAACATATTTTGTGGTTCTTTAGATAAAATTTCAGGTTATATGAGAACTGCTATTAATAAAAAATCATCCTCTATTCATTATATGGTAGCATTAACATTTATACCAAATCCGGAAAATAAAAAAACTGTAAATCATATAGATAAAATAAGAACAAACAACAGAGTTGAAAATCTTGAATGGTCTACTCATGCTGAACAAAATATTCATAAAAATATAAAAACAAAAGAATACAAATCACATAAAAATGGTAAAAAAATTCTAAGAATTGATAAAGAAACTAATAACATTATTGAAACATATGAAACAATAATGCTTGCATCAAAATGGATATTAGAAAACATAAATAAAACTAATACAAATAATATGGATATTTATAAGGTGTTAAGAGATATATCATATTCTTTATCTGGAAAAATAAAAAGAAATAAAAACAATTATTTTGGATATAATTTTATATGGAAATTTGAAGAAACTAATAATATAATTCAAGATGAAATATGGAAACCAATAGTTGATGTAGAAAAAAAAGGATATTATATATCTAATTTTGGTAGAATAAAATCACATAATAACAAAATAAAAGATACATTTGGCATAACAGGTGGTTATTATGAAATGAAATTTGATAAAAAACATTATAAAATACATAGATTAGTTGCAACATATTTTATAGATAATCCTGAAAATAAACCTTTTGTTAATCATAAAAATGGAGATAAATTTAATAATAAAGTAAATAATTTAGAATGGTGTACTAATCAAGAAAACATACAACATGCTTATAATATGGGTTTAAATTCAAGGGTATCATGTATTATTCAATACGATAAAGAAGGTAAAAATATTATTAAAGAATTTAATAGTATAAATGATGCTTCAAGAGAATTAAATATAAATTGTAGCTTAATAAGCGCTTGTTGTAGAGGTAAACAACTTCAAACACATGGTTATCATTTTAAATATAAAACAGATAATTTTACATCTGGTAAAAAAGTTTATCAATATGATAAAAATAATAATTTAATTAAAGTTTTTAATACAGGAATTGAGTGTGCCAAGTATTTTAAAGTAAATAGAACAACTATTTATAATAAAATTAAAGGTGCATTATCAAAAAATGAAGAATTAAATAAATATTTATTTTTATATAATAAATTATAAAAACTTTATAAAATAATATTATTATTCTCTTGTGCTTTTAATTTTGCTTTACGATTTAAATATGCTTGTATTGAAAATTTTTTTGTATTGGTAAAAAGTTTTGTTATTAACAATTGAATTATCAAAATAACTAAGAAAAAATATAAAATATTTTTGTTTTTATTAATAAGTTTTGAATATTTCATATATATATATACAATATATAAAATGATGTGTAATAAAAGAGGTTAATTAATTCCTTTGATTAATTTTTATAAACCCACTTTTATGGGTACAATTATAGACCAAGATATAGCACCAGTTATGAATATTTTTTCTAGAGTTGGAAAAAGTAAAACAAAACCTAAATCTAAGTCAAAAAGAAAATCTCGAAAATAATTATATTCTTTTTAATATATATTCACTTGTATCTAATGCTCCTTCCATCCATGCTGTGTTTTTCGCTGAATAATTTTCACCACATACAAATAGTGGTTTGTCTTCAAATGGTTGCATTATTTTTTGAGGCATGGTTGTACTATCATATCCTGGTTTTAGAAACACAACCCCCGAACTCCAATAAAACAGTTTAGTATTTATTGGTTCTGATATTTCTATATTAAATGTTTTTTTTATTAATTGTCTATGTTTTTTATTTATTCCTTCTATTCCTTCTTTTTCATATAATCTCTTCCAATAATCCGCATATACATTATCTGTATAGGATATCATTATTATTCCTTCTTCTTTATTTATTGGTATCATATATCGCATTTTATTATTCATTGTTAATTTTGGATAATCTTTAAACCATATATCATCTTTTGAGAACTTTGAATATATTCTACATAACGGTTTTCCTACCAAATATTTCAAATATTTTTTTATATGTTCAAATATTTGTAATTTCTGCAAAAAATCTTTTTGTGTTGCGCAAACACATACCTCACTTTTATATTTTGTTTTTTTATCTTTTACTGTTATTTCAAATTTGTTATTTATATGTTCTATATCTATTACTTCGCGATTTTTTAATATTTGTACATCTCGTTCTTTCAATATACTCACTAATTTATCTATTATTTGACTTAATCCACCATTCATTATATAATACTGTATAGAACCCGTAAAATATTCTTTTATTATATCTATTGCATCATATGCATTCATTTCCGTCAATTCTGATGTGTAACCAAAAAAATCATGCAAATATTGTATTTCTTCTTTTGATACTTTTATTTTGGCATAATCCATAAATGTTTTATTTTGGAGAACCTCTTTTTTTTCATTCACATTTTTTATTATTTTCTTTATTATTTCGTCGTTCTTTGACTCTTGTATTTCTCCTGGATCATTTTCATCTATTACTTTAAAATCGGTCGTTATTTTTATCTTTTTCTTATCTAAATCCAACTCTTTCAATAACTTCATTAAATTTTTATTTTTGCTATGAAAACGCCCTGCACCTGTCTCTACATCCATTGTTTTATCATGATATGTAAATACTCGTCCACCTAGACTATTATTTTTTTCTAAAAGTTTTATTGATTTATTAGGATACTTACTCGATAATTTATAAGCTGTGTATAATCCAGCAATTCCTCCGCCTATTATTATTATATCATCCATATAAAGTAATTGTATATTTTTTTTAAATTAGTTATAAATGCAAAACTACAATATATCATTTTTATATATGAAATATTTAATTTATGAATTATTTAGCGGTGTTGGATTATGTAATCAACTTTTCTCACTTGAAACTGGAATTTATTTAGCTAATATTTTAAATAGAAAACTTATACTTATTATTAGAAACCCTCTTTGTCATTGCGGTAAATCTTCTTGGGATTATGGTTATTTATTGAATTTTTTTAATAATGACTTTCATAGATATTTACCACAAGGTTTTGATGTTTATTACAAAACCGCACCAAAAGACATTGAACAACAAATGAATGATGATAATGTCATTATGAATTATGATAAGTTCTCAAATATTGTTTTTGTTGATGAAGAATTAAACACTCGCGAAAATGAACAAAATATTAAAGATTTTTGTCATTATAGAAAGCCTATTATATTTAATATAAAAGATCATGGAGATAAAGATTTTTTGTATATAAATAAAACTAATGCTAGTAGATGCTTTTATAATTTTTATACTACTCACGAAAATATGCAATTAATGGTTGATATTTGCAAATCTATTCAATTTAAACAAATTTATTATGATATTGCTAACTCTATTTATACTGAAATTCCTAGAAATAGAAACAATATGATTGTATTTGCACATTTAAGATTTGGCGATGCACATAAACCAAAAGAATTTATTGAACGAAGTAATAGCACTATTATTAAAAATCTTTCTGAATATTTAGATAGCCATAAAACAAATATGGTCAACTATCACCTATATTTTCTTATGGACAATAAAAAAAATGAATTCTTTAATAACGCTATGAAAAAATACAATTATCAAATCATTGATGAAAGAGTTAAAAATGTTTACAAAAGTTTTATTGAAGATAATTCCATGTTGTTTTTTAATGTTCATTCTGTAAATCGATATGAAGTTACAGAAGCCATTATTGAAATGATATTAGCCAGCAAAGCTGATGAATTTATTGGATATTCATCTAGTACTTTTAGCCATTATATTCAATATTTAAGACATAATAATAAAAGATCCTGTAATAATTATTCAAACCTTGCCAACAATAATATAAAACATTGTAGACTATCAAAAATTAAAGATAGTAAATTTGAATGGATTAAATATGGATTTTCCGGGGGACATCCGGTTTCTTGGCATTACTTCTTCAAACCTTTGTATGAAAATCAAAATATTAATTTATCTATTATTGATAAAATTGATGGATTTGGTTCTCAACTACAAGCTTGTTTTTCTTTGATTGCTTATTGTAATTATAAACAATATAATTATATTCATAATCCTTTTTACAGAATGCATCATAATGATGAGAACCTAGACAATTTTCCTACTATTATGAACAATTTTATTAATTTAGAACATTCTTTTAAAAGCACAAAATCATTAACTAATAACGAATTAACTCAATTACATAAAGTAAAAGAAGGTTATTTTGTTCATGGTTCTCTTAGACCTGAAATATTTTATAATGAGGAAGTTATCAAAAATATTCGTTCATGTTATTATTCTAATGATAAACCTTATATTGAAAATATTTATTTACCTAACACATATAATGTTGCTATTCATATTCGCAGAGGTGACGTTAATCTTCAAAAATATCCTTCACGTTTTACAAAAAACAGTGAATATATTAATTTATTAACTAATATGCCCGAATTAGAAAAAGATAACGTCTTTTTACATGTGTTCTCTGAAGGAAAACAAGAAGATTTTTCTGATATTGTTGAAAAATTTCCAAAAATTCAACTTCATTTAAATGTTAATATTCAAAAAACTTTTCATCTCCTTGTTAAATCTGATCTATTAATTATGTCCAAAAGTTCCTTTTGTTATTGTGCTGCATTATTAAATGAAAATAAAGTAAATGGTACTATTATCAAAAACTGGTGGCATAAACCATTTAGAAAATGGTTATAATTCATTATTTTTCATATTTAATTAATATATATATGAAAAATTTAATTATTCAAGTCTCCGGTGGAATTGGTAATCAAATGTTTCAGATTGCTAATGCATATGCATTATCTATCAAATTTAATAGAACATTGATGATTTCTGATAAAAATTCTACTTCTAGAAATACTTATTGGAATTCTATATTAAACCAGTTCTCACAATTCTTGATAAATCATAATATTTTTATTGAACTTAAACGAAAATCCTCTATTTATAATTGGGCCATGACACGATTTGAATACAAAGAAATTATATTAAATGATAATGTCGAGAACTATTGTATTGAAGGATACTATCAAACCTTCAAATACTTTGATTTAGATATTTTTAAACCTATGCTTAATCTTGATTTTATTCAAAATTATTATAATATTGACAACAACGATATTGCATTACATATTCGACGTACTGATTATACTGCTAATAATTTTCATAAAGTTTTATCATTAGAATATTATAAAACGTGTATTTATCAATTAAATTCAAAAATTAAAATTAATAATATTTATGTTTTCTCTGACGATATTGAATGGTGTAAAAAAAATTTGGATTATGATAATTTAATTTTTGTCAAAAATAAAAATGAAATTGAAGAACTTATTTTTATGAGCACATTCAAACATTTTATTATTGCGAATTCATCTTTTAGTTGGTGGGCTGCTTATTTATCCAATGCCTTTAATGTATATTGCCCTAAAAATTGGTTCATTAATGGTTGTCATTTAAATACTAAAGACCTAAGACCCGATAATTGGATTGTTATTGATGATAATATTTCATTTTATAAAGAAATACATACATTTAATAAAAATACTTTTAATGTTATTAGCTTAGGATCCGCTTGTACTATGGTTCATAATATTCATGAAAATATCTACAAAAATTTAGGACCGCTATATAAACAACCCGATAATGCTACTAATTTTTTTGATTGGTTAATTACGGATTTTAAAGGTATTTTATACATCTTCGAGAACTTGATGTTTAAAGATACCAATTTTTTAACAAGAGACAATTTTACAGATACTGATGTACAAGCATCCTCCGGTAAATTACACGGTGGATGGGCTTCCGTTTATAAAAAAATTGAACATAAAGAACAAAAATTGATTTTTTTACATGATGTAAATAAACATATTTGCAATGTTCCTAGTGACTTTTTCAAAAAATATATTAGACGTTTCGACAGATTATATGATAAAATTACTTGCAATAAAAATATTCATTTTATTCATTGCTTCGATTTTCAATGGTTTAAACCTTATTTCCCTACAATTGATGAAATTAATCTTTTCTTTTATTGTTGTTATCAAATTAATCCTATATGTAATTCTCAATTGTATTTTCTTATTCATCCTTATTTTGTTAAGCCCGAGAACATGGAGTTATTTAAATCTTATGAAAATACCAAAAATCTCAATGTTTTTTATTTAAAAGATAAAGGGTGGAAAGATGACTGGAAAGCTGGTAATTTGAACTTTGATGAATTCTTTTTACATTTTTAAAAATAAAACTCATTATTGTTTCCTCTATATAAACATACAAACATTGGTATATTTCCCATACTACCTGTTACAAAATATTTACATTTTGACATTATTATCACTATTGCTAAAAAATACTTGGAATAATGATAATTATTTTTTGCATTGTATTTATCCACTGATGAATTACGCTTTGCCATTGTTCGTATCTCATCTTTAAATACCACCTTGTTCTCAAATACATTTTCGCACGTTTCAACAAATTCTCGCTCATCTGATTGTATCAAAAATCTTATATTTGGATCTTTTTCTAATATTTTTTTTCCATGTTCTATTACCTCATCATATGATTTTAATTTTGTTTCTGTTTTTTTATCATTTCCTCTATAAAAAAGCACACAAATATTATTATAATCTAAATTATATTTTTCTTGTAGTTCTATTATTTTCCCTTCTATTTCAACCGATGGTGAAAAATATTTTTCCATGAATTTTTGTATGTTTTTATAATCTAAAGCCATATGTGGCTTAAATTGATGATAATGATGAAAATCTACTTTAGTTTCATAAGGAAAATCTTCTGTTTCATCATAATGTTTAAAATAACTATAAGTTATATCGTCTCTTGTCTTTTCTTTATATAATAAAAATTGCTCACTACTATCTATTATTGGTGGTAAATATTCATTCTTATTAAAATATGTAACAATATGATATAATCTTACGCTACAACATGAAAAAAATCCTGATCCAGGAGATACTTTCGCACCTCCATGTTGTATAATTAACGTATTTGTACTCATATATAAATATCATGATAGAAATATTTATATATTTATTTATTTAAAAACGTTTTTGTGAAATTTTCGGCACATTGTTTTACACTTACTGTTTTTTCTATAAATTCTCGTGGGTTGTAATTATCTACTTGCTTTAAAAATTTTTCATATGTCGTTTCAAAATCTTCCTTGTTCTCAAAATATTCTCCGCAACGTTCATCCCAAAATGCTATTGTTGTTCCTGGTACATCTGGACAACCAGTCCAACCATGTTGTTGTCTCATATTTGTTACACTCCATACAAGTAAAGGTACATTACAACTCAATGCCTCCTCTAAAGCAAACCCTTGACTTTCATGTCTACCTATCCATATTCCATATTTACATGTTTGTAAATAATTTACATAATCATCCTCTTTATAACCATTATATCTAAAACAACGAAATTCAATACTTCTATCTTTCAAATACTTTTCCACAAATTGTAATTCTTCTGGCTTTCTATGTTTAAACATTATAAATACATTTTTCCTTTCCGATTTATTTAGTGTTGGTTTAAACTTTTCAGTTTCAACTGGAAATGGAAAACTTTTTATTGGTAAATATTTCTCGGCTCCCTTATTAATCCATACATCTCTTGCCCAAGGACTTGGTTGTATATATATCGAATTATTTTTATTATTGATTTGTTGTAATTTACTATCTGGAAATATAGATAAATGCGGACCAAATATAAATCTTTTTTCCGGATAATTATTTACATTTAATGGCCTCGAAGGTGAATATATAACATCCACCTTCGGTATATCTGCTATTGTTCCGTACAATATATTATAATCCAAATATTCACATATCATTTCCATTCCTTTCTTATTTTTATGATGATATTTATTATCCAAAATTAATAATGTTTTTTCGTTTATTTTTTCTTCTTCAAATTTTACTTGTTCTCCTATTAATTCCCATTTTTGAGCATCCGAATTATTTAACCCATATAACCACGCCTCACATCTTATATCATTTATTCCTCCTTTTACATCTATCACTTTATTTGTACTATGTTTTATTATATTTCCTTCTATTGACCAATTGTTTTCTGAATGTGATAAGATTAAATCATTTTTTATTACATCTAAATGCATATTCTTTTCTACATGAATTATACTGTTATTTTCAAATTTCCATAAATTATTTTTATCATTGCTTAATGGCACCAACTTTAATTTATTCTCTTTTATTCCCAAACATATATTTTGTGATAATAATTTTATTTTAAAGTTTCCTACTGGTTTTGATATTATAAAATCCCATTGTTGCGCTTCTGAATAATTTAAATTATGTACCCATACTTCTTTACGAGGGTCTGTTAATCCTCCTTTTATATCTATTGCTTTTTCGTTCAAATTTGATATAATAAAACCACCCGACTGAATTTTCCATGTATTATTACCTTTATTTTCTGATACTATTAAATCACTATTTTTTGAATGAATATCTAAATATTTGTTATTCGATAAACTTACTAATCTATATTGTGCATCTAATTTCCATAATTGATTTTCAGTTTCTCTATTATTACGCATAACTACCTTATTCTCTTCCACCTCTAAACAATCATTGTTATATTTTGATTTAATTTTTAATAATGTATTTAACGGTATATTCTCTAATTCCAATTCTACATGTTCTTTTACCAAATGATCTGCTAATCTATATTGTTTTCCTATAAAATTATGACAACTTGGTACTTCTATATCACTTGGATGAACACGCCGACCTTCATTTGAAATATGCGCTATCACATCATTTTGTAATATTTTCCACAAAGTATCATTCAAAAATATTTGATCCACATTATAAGGACGTTCTTTATAATATTTATATAATTCTTCTATGATCGCTGTTACATTTTTAAATGTATACTTTTTGGAAAATAATGTATTATTTATACCAAATAATCCTCCCATTATATAATGCATATGACATCTATGATCTCTTATTGAATGTAACGTTTTTCCGGAATTCATCCATTCTTCGACTAAACCTGCCTCGCGCTTACTTAATCTCGAATCCGCATCTCTAGATACCCAAAAATCTACATTTTTATCATCTAATGGCAACCATCTCCAAAACATCCCCTCCCAATTCATTTTATTTATTCCTTTATTTTCACATAATATACATTCTGCACCTAACTCCTTATATTCATCTATGTATTTATCTGGAACGGTTGAATTGTAATATATACGTACCACCCATCTTGGAAAATGTTCTTTTGCTAGTTTTATGTTCTCCTTCATTCCAATTATATATGTTGCCTTTGTTCCATATAAACAAAAACTCAATACGTTTATTTTTTCATTAGATACTCTCTCTTCTTTTTCATTCATTTTTAATGTATATATTTCATCAATATTTATTGTTTCATATTGTTTTGTTATCTTTTTTAATTCGTTGTTTAATTCTGTTTTTTTTGTTAAATTTTGTTTGGCAAATTCTATATTATCATTTGCGGATTTAAAACATAATACACTACCATTTGTTGATAATGACTTTTTACAAATATAAACATTCTTTATTTTATGTAAACGATCTATACAAACACCTATATAACCATCCGCTGCTGCACGTATTGGAAATAAATTATCATTTAATATTTTTGCACATTCGTAAGTAACTCCATAACAACCGGCATCTGATAGACCTACTTGTGTTTTTACAAAATAATTATTTACATTACTTTGGTTTTTATTATTTAAATTTATAAACCTCGAATTTGAAAAATAAAGCACTCCCCAATCATTCGGTATACTTGTGCGAAATTCACTAAAATAACTATTCAAATTTTCTATAAATATAAAATCGTCCTCTAATATTAAACACTTTTTATAACCCTTCTCTACTATATCCTTATATGCTAAATAATGCGAATATGCACATGCTACTCTTCCAACATAATTACAAACATCATTATGCCCTTTTCCATTACACCAACATTTCTCTCCCTTTTCATTTATTATTGCCGTTTTACAATAATTATTTCCATTATATGCTATTAATTCATTTGATTTTAATTTATTAATATCCATTTCATTCTTATTTACCGCATCAATTATTGTTATATTTTTTAAATTATATTTTTTTATTTGATTTATTATAGAAACCTTTCTATCTACTAAAATATCCAAATGAAGCACATATATTTGATCAAAATAATCTGATAATGTCATTATATTTATAGTATATTTTTTTAATATAATATAAACTAATATTGTTGTCCGCCTCCATGCCCTACATCATAATACATTACTGGTTCTGATAAATATGCACAATTTGTATGTTTTATTAAACGTAACCAATATTCATAATCCGGTGCCCATAATTGATTACTAAAATATCCTATTTTATTTATTATACTACGGTCTATCATTACACTTGACGCAATACAACAATTATGTACCTCTAAAAACTCTTCATCCCATATTTCCGGATAACCGTCTGCCATTAAATGTCCCTTATTTTTTCGACTATAAATGTTTTTTATTATTCCCAAATGTCTATCTTTATTCCAGGTTTTATAACTTGCCTCTGGATTATATAATCCATTTCCAAAATAACTCTCTGTGCAACTCATTAAATAATCATGCTTCTTCATTACTTCCAATTGTTTTTCTATTTTATTCGGTAACCAATAATCGTCATCGTCTAAAAATGCTATATATTTTCCGCTTGCTATTTTCATACCGATTGAACGTTGAAATCCTCCGGGAGATGCATGTCCAAATCGTTTTTTTGTATTTATATCCATATTTACTACTATGCATCCTTCGAATTTATGTTTATAATACTCTTCTTCCGATGAACCATCGTTTACTATTATTATTTCTATATTTTTATATGTTTGATTTTTTACACTTTCGACCGCTTTCAGTAAATATTTAAATCTATTATATGTAGGTATTATTGCTGTTACTAAATCTCCCATTTCATTATTAATATAAATTAATAATTTATCTTTTACGTATTTATTCGTCCACCTCTCTATAATGCAACAATAATATATCATAAAAATCTCCAGTAAATTTTTTTCTAAAATGAATATGATCCGTTCCACAAAAGATTATCAATCCATTCGTTTCACTATGCAATTCTAAACACTCTTCTGATGGCGGATCAAACCAATATCGACCCTTGCTTTTTACTGGCTGTTTTACCTTGTGTAAATATATTGGCCAATCATCTGATTTATTTACCAAAAATGATACCGTGTATGCACAATCCGCTCTATCTGTATGTGTCGGCAATTCGGCATTTTTTATATAAGATGATAAATATGTATATGTCGGCTTCAATCTCTTTTTTGTTATTTTTTCTATCACTGGTAATATTTCATAATGTAAAAATCTCGAAAATGGCTCATTATTTGCTTTAAAACGATCCGCCTGTTTATCTCCAAACAAAAATACTCCCGACTCTATTGTTGTCCTATAATATTTTTTCAATAAATTTGACATTTCATAACTTACCACATTGTCTAACACTACTGGATTAAATTCATCAAAATTATAGGTCGCTTCTAAATGCTTTGGTAATAATCCTTTTCCTTCATCTACCAACTTCTTGAATTTTAATACATAATCATTAAATTCTTCAAATTTTCCCTTAAAAAAATATTTAAAACTCTTAAATCCCGGCCAATTTACTGTTACTTCTTTATTTTCAAACTTACTTAACACTGTTTTGTATGTATCTATATAATCTTCTTCTTCTATTGGCGGCTTTGGTGGTAATTCATGTAATTGCATTTTTATGTTTTCCGCTTCATTTACCAAAGATTTTACTAATGGATTTACATTTTTTACTTCGTCATATTTACGTACATAAATATTTAATAAATATTGATCTTTTTCACTCGTATTTATTAATGTATGATTCATTAAATTATCCCTTTGTTCTGTATTTATAATATTATTGTAATAAAGCATTGTTCCTGTTTTCATTTTTACTTCTTTTGAAATCTTATCAAACTTGAAATTCAAATCATCACTTAAAGATATTGAGATTGTTTGCAATCGTTGACCCAATCTCTCTGTATATTTTTTTCCATTTTCTGTTGTTAAATCATACCCGTCGAAATAAGGACCATGACTTGCTCCTGGTATATATTTCACTATATTCATGTTCTCAAAAAATCTTCCTTCTATTTTTAATAGTGTTTCCAATTTTTTTATTAAACTTTGTTTTGTTGGGTTTTTTATCCAACAACTCGGAAATTTTGACGTTGAAAATTCACACTCTTCTATTAATACTTTACTATTCTCTTCGTCTATAAAGTTCTCGGATTTATAAATACTTTTTGTATTATGTATTTTTTCCAACTCGTCTGTTTCTTCTAATTCATTCATCTTAAATTCCTTCAAATTTAATTTATTATTCATTTTTGTATAATATTCTGGATTATATTCCTCATATAACATACTTCTACTACATTCTCTAAACCATAAATTAAATATGTACTTTTCTCCTTTTAATACTGGCGTTCCCGCATGTTCTGATAATGGATGTTTTTTTGTTGTATCTTTGTAGACATTGTTAAAAACTAACAATTTTCCCATTTCTGGACTTACCTCTTTATTTAATCTTGTAAATCTTGTTGAACCTCCTTCTTCTACTGAATTTAAATATACCAATGCGGTTACCATTCTTTGACCACCATATTTTATACAACGTAAACATTTTTCGGAATTATCATGATCCCAACTATCACAATGAGCTCTATATTCATTCCCCTCATCATAATAAACTATTTGAAATTTTTCTGCATTTTCTATTGGTATATTTACTTGTTTTGCTATTTTTTTACATATTTCTTTTGTTATATCATCCTCATTATGATCTATCCATGCTGTCATACTTGTACGACCTGGTGATTTATATCCTCCTTTATCATCACTTACTACACTTCTTATTAAATGTGGTTTTGCCAAAGTTATCATATGTTCACATTCTTCTTGTGTAACATAATTCGATATTGTATACACACCTGGATCATCATGTACATTTACTAATTCTTCTTTTGGTTGCTCCATTTCTTCTATTTCTATTTTTGTAAACATTGGGTCTTTTTGTTGTGCTAAATCTGTTTCTGTTAATTCTTCCACTCTTGGAATTGAGGTTTCAATTTCGTAAAATTCTGCCATATAAAATTATATATAAAATTAATTTTAATATTTTACACATTTAATATTAAAATTGAATTTATTTTTATTTTTACTTATATATATATATCATATAATGCCATCTAATAAATCTGCAACAAATAAATCTAAAAATAGCAAAACAATAAATAAAACTATTAAGAATAAATCTATCGATTTAAATGTACCATTAGAAATGCAATCTAAAAAATTTGAAGAAATTGATAATGCACAAAAAGATTTAATTTGTAAAAACAATGCATTGGATTTAGTTTTAATAGAAAATGCAAATGAAATTTTTAGAATGTTTATGCAAGAAGGTAAAGATAATCACAATATTAATGCTGCATTGGAATTGATAGGAACCTCAAATAAAAATTGTATTTATTTACAAACCGAAACTTTTGATATTGTTCAAGATGATGAAGATGAAGATGGAGACCCTATTTGGAATTTCACTGAAAATGAAGAAAACAGTGATAAATTGAAAGAATATATTGATATTTGTAGTGAAATTATTGAAGATGAAGACATTGATGAAAATACTATTATATATACTGTAATTGGCTTGAATTTAGGTGATGGTGGACATTATGGTGCAATTATTTATGATGTCTCTGAAAAAAAAATATATGTTTTTGACTCTATGTCCGGTAGTACGAAAGAAGAAACTGAATATACTAATTCCGGTACAGAAAAAATTTTTATTAAAGTTGCTACACGATTGTTTTTAGGTGATGAAAATTATAACGGTATTGAAAATATTGAAACTGATGATTTTCAGGTTGAACCTGTCTACGTTGATTATTTCCTTCAACCCACTGGGGGATTTGAAGAATTTTTAGCTCCTGTTTTAAGAAAATTGGAAAAAGCAAATGAACGTAAAAAAGATAAAAAACAAAAAGAATTAATTCAATTAATTAATCTTCAACATACTGAATCGCAAAACCATTTTTGTTATATTTGGAGTATTTGGTTCTGTAATATTTATTTGATTGGTGGTATGAATAAATTTAATGATATTGTTTCAAAAATTTCTAAAGATAAATGTATTTCGTTAATTATTATTAAAAAGTATATATTAGGTCTTGTTCATTTACTATCAAATGAAGATAAAATTAATTTAAATGTTAAAATGGAATATAAAGAGTTTTTCGATAAAAAATTCCCGCAAATTTGGTCTAATCACGAAAATAAATATGAAAATAAATATGAACTTTATAATATTAAATGGAAGAAACCTAGAAATATTAAGCAATGCTTGGATTTCTCATATGAAAATTTTATTATTTCTAAAATAAAGAAAACTAAAAATATTGATGTCATGCAAAAACTTGAGTGCAATTAATCTCTACCTTAATTTTTATTTATTTGTATATCTTTTACTATAATGTATTGCAACCAACGCATTGTAAATGCAAGACTTGCACCTGAATGACCATAAGTATCATTTATATCAGACATTATATCTAACACTATTTTATTATTATCCCACATGAAACCTCTATCTATTGGCGGTTCATATGTTTTTAAAAACTCCTTTATTTCTATATTATTCTCTATTTTAGCATAAGCCAAACGTATCATTTCTTGTTGGTACGATGCTAAGTTATTGAAATCTGACATTATAAATTTAATTTATAATTATTTATTATAAATTATTTTTTTATTCAATTTTTATTTAATGCGTTTATATTTTCATTTATTTAGTATAAAAAATTATATTCATATATATGTATAAAGTATATAATGATTGAAAATGGTTTACATTATGTATGGACACAAGAAATTGAAGAACTTTTGGAAAAATTGCGCGTTAATTGTGTAAACTTATGTGAATATCATAGACGTAGATATTTCCACTTCAAATCTTATGGAAAATATTTTCGCATTCCTATAATTGTTTTGGCATCTATTAACTCCACGGCATCTGTTGGGTTACAACCTATACTTGAACAGCGTATTGTTTCCGGTATAACTTGTATAATAGGAATGATTATGGGAATTATGGGATCAATCGAATTATATATGGGTATTCAAACTAGTATGGACTTAGAGTTGAAACAATCTAAAGATTTTTATGCTCTTGCAATTGATATATATAAGACGTTAGCTATTGGAAATGATGATCGCGGTGAACCTGGTATCGCCTATTTGAATAAAAAATATAATCAATATTCTAAAATTTGTGAGCAAAGTGATTTGTTAAAACGCGAATTAAGAATAGATATGTTGGCTAATATTAAATATGGTTTTAAGGATCGCACACCAAATGGTTCGTCCGCTGACGAAATCGACCTCATAAACAATATATATTCAACGATTAATGGGCATAAAGATAGTATATCACAAGAGTTTAATAAAGACAATCAATCATTAGAGGAGTATTCATCTAATATGAATGGTTTAACTGCTTCAAGATTAGAAATGTCGAAAAACATGATAGCTCAACGGAAACCTTATGTACCATCTCCTAGAGAAAATACTATTATTATTAAAGATCCATCTTCCATATTACCAGTTAAAAATACGAATACCGAAACTAGTATAAATAATGCTTCATCCACTATAAGCACTATGATTGAACCCGTTGCTGATATATCTAATAATTATTTGAAGGTATAATTTTTTATTGCGAAAAAATAAAAATTGATTTAAAATCATCATATTATATCAACCATATAAATTATACCAACTATACCAACTATTAAAATGAACGATCAATGCAATATATGTGTAGAAGACTTTAGTAAACAAAAGAGAAAACAAATTAAATGCGAATACTGTGAATTTCATGCATGTAAAGAATGCTTCGAGAGGTGGATTTTAACTGAAACCGTTCCAAAATGCATGAATAACCAATGCGACCGAGAATGGACCACTGAATTCATAGCCGATCATTTTGCATCTAACTTTATTTCAAAAAAACTCAAAAAACATAAAGAAGATGTTTTATTTGATAAAGAACGTGCTCTCCTTCCTGCAACTCAACCCATTGTGGAAAATATAATCAAAGCTAGAAATATCGAGAAAGAGATTGATATTGAAAATTTTCAAATTAGAAAACTCCAAAGACGCATTACTAGCTTGCGAGTAGAAAGGGAAAGACTATTACATAACAATCCAGAAAAAAAAGAACGAGCCAGATTTATAAAAGCTTGTCCTCGTGAAGAGTGTAGAGGGTTCTTAAGCAGCCAATATAAATGTGGCATATGTGAATATTGGACATGTCCTGATTGCCATGTTGTCAAAGGGTTAGAACGCGCGTGTCAGCATGTTTGTGATGAAGATACAAAAGCAACCGCTCAATTATTAGCAAATGATACAAAAGCGTGTCCTTGTTGCGGTTATGGTATTTATAAAATAGACGGATGTGATCAAATGTGGTGTCCTGAATGTAAATCCGCTTTTAGTTGGAGAACTGGTAGAATTGAAACGAATATTCATAATCCACATTATTATGAATGGATGAGGCGAACAGGTGGTGAAATACCCGCCAATCACAATGAAGTTATATGCGGTAGAGAAATCGACAACCAATTTTCTAGAGTATGTGAACTATTATTGTCTATTAATCCATTATGCTATGATCTACGAAAACCATTTCGAGATACTTGTAGAAAAATTATACATTATAGATTAGTTGAATTGCCACGTTATCAAACCGATCATGTGATTAACAATCAAGAGCTAAGAGTAAAGTATTTGATGAATGAAATCGATGAAACCGAATTAAAACATATTTTGCAGAAAAATAGCAAAAAAATTAGAAAGCACAGAGACGTATACAATATCCTCATTCTCTTTGTTAATACCACTACAGACATTTTATATAGATTTGCTGATATCATCCAATGCAAAGATTTCGGTAAAAACGTTACTGAAGAAAAAGTGATTGAACTTGTACATATATTGAATGAAATAAATAGAATTACAGATTATTGCAATGAATGTGGAGAAAAAATCGGAAAAGCATATAATTCGAAACCGTTTCATATTATAAAATGTTTTTCAGTAATTAACGACCAAATCCTTACTGTTAATTTATAAATATGTGTAATGAAGAGATTTTCATTTATTCAAAAAAAATAATAAACAAAATGATTTAAAGTATATTCATATTTTATTATATATGAATATGTTCATGTTTTATCCTATTATTATGATGTTTTTGCTTTCTAAGTGTATTGCTTACAATGAAACAAACTTTGATTTATTTTTCGTAAATGCGGATCATGAAAATGATGACGATAGTCATTTTTTGTGGCACGAGTTTACTTTTTTTATTGAAAAATATAATAAAAATTATGGATCTATTGACGATTTCAGAATGAGATTTGCCATTTTTAAAGAAAATATGATTGAGGTTTTCCAACATAATAGTAGAAATCATAATTTCAAATTGGGTATGAACCATTTTACTGACTTGACAAACCATGAATATAGAATTTTGAACGGTTTTGTTCAATATGAAAAGGCGGATAGTCGTTTTTCATGTGAACCTTTTGTACCCGAAAATGATAATGCTAGTGATGATATTGATTGGCGCGATCTTAATGCCGTCACATCTGTTAAAGATCAAGGTCAATGTGGCTCATGTTGGACATTTTCTGCAACTGGTGCAGTTGAAGGTGCTTGGGCCATTGCTGAAAATGATCTAACTGACTTGTCTGAACAAGAACTTGTGGATTGTGCAACTGGAATTAAATATGGATCTCATGGATGCAATGGTGGTCAAATGGATGGCGCGTTTGATTTTGTTATTAATAATGGTCAATGTCAATATAAACAATATCCATATGTTTCAGGTCAAACAATGACTGCTGAAGATTGTGATGATACATGTGCGCCATATGCTAAGATGAGTAAATGTTTCGACGTTGAACCAAATAATCAAGTCGCTCTTAAGCAAGCTGTTTTTCAGCAACCGGTTGCTATTGCTATTGAAGCAGATACTTATGAATTTCAATCATACTCATCTGGTATTTTAGATACACCAAAATGCGGTACGCAACTAGATCATGGGGTTTTAATTGTTGGATATGGTGAGGAAGACGATCAATTGTATTGGTTGGTTAAAAATTCTTGGAGTGACCAATGGGGAGACGAAGGATATATTAAAATTGCTCGTTCAGAAAGTACGAACGATCCCGGAATTTGTGGTATTGCAATGCAGCCTAGTTTTCCAGTTGTCTAAGTTTATGTGCTTTAATCTAAAATAAAAATATATATATTAATTTTTACATACTATAATGTAAATAAACTACATTATAGTATATTAGAGGGGGTAATTTACACCTTTGGCGATTTTGGTATAATATACTTCTTTATATCAAAAAAATAAAAATTGAATGTTTTACTATTAAAATATTGAAATATATAAATTCCCTTGAATAACTAATTAATACCAAGTTTTTAAAATGACTACTGATTGGATATTGAGATGCGGTGATGGAAAAAACCTTAAAAACTCTTCCAAAAATAGAATTTGGGGGATTTCTTCTTCTTCTTCTTCAAATAAACATTTTCTAGAAAATGTTAAACCTGGAGATAGATTATGGTTTGTTAAAAGCAAATCTCAAGGTAAACTTATCTGCGTTGTAACATATCGTTCACATAACATGCGAAATGTAGGTCCTCTCATTGATGTCACGATGTCTGATATAGACCTTGGATGGACTGGAAGCGGTTCTGATTGGACTGCTGATGTAGAAGTTCATTATACAGATTTATACGGATTAAATGATTGTGAACTTCTCACTCATATAAAAGGCGCCGCAACAATTAGAAAGTATAATGAAAATTGTAAAGTAAATTTGCCTATAGAATATAGCTATATTGTAAGATATAGTAGACTTACTGTAGAATTGTAAAGTAGTGTCAGAGCGCTAAGTTTTCAAATATGTAATATAACTGCATTTATTTTGAAAAATTTTCTTATATATTATATAATGAATACATATTACGTTTGTATTAATACGGGTAATAATGATAATCACGGGAGTGAAACCAAACCTTTTAAAACTATTCAACATGCTGCAAATTTAGCAAAAGCGGGTGATAATATATTTGTTCAACCTGGTATTTATAGAGAACGTGTTGCTCCAATGAAAAGTGGAAGTTATAATAAACCTATCATTTTCAGGTCCGTTGAAAAACACAAAGCAATTATTCGTGGATCTATAGTATGGAAACCATCAAACATCGATAATAATATTGCTACTGGTCCTCTTGATATACATGATTTTACAGACTCTTCTCATGTAGATGGGCCTAATCCTTTTTTTATTCCTATGTGTGTTACTCCTTTTACTAGAGAAGGGCTTCCAGAAACTAAAATTAAAGGATTAAACGGTGATCCAAATATGATTTATTGTTTAGGACAAGTATTTGTTAATGATCAATTATACAAACAATGTCCATACAAAATCGAAATGGAAACTACTGAAAAATCATGGTATTATGATAAAACCAATAATGTTTTATATATAAACAATGTTCATGAAAAAGACACTATTGAAATTACAAATCAACGTAGACTTTTTGCTCCTCATAAGCGTAACTTAAAATATATTATTGTTGACGGATTTACATTTGAACGATGCGGTAATCAATACCCTAATCGTTTTTGGGCAGTTAAAGAAAATCAACAAGCTGGAGCAGTTGGCACACGAAGTGGCAAATTCTGGACTATTAAAAATAATGTAATCAGATACGCCAATGGAATTGGCGTTGATTGGGGTAATGAAGGTGGACAAAAACAAGATTTGGAATTTGGAGAAAATGGATTAGCACAAGGTTCTTATAAAAATATTATTAAAAACAATATTATTTGCGACAATGGGGCTGCTGGGACAGCTGCTTTTATGGCTAATACGTTTGAATTCACACACAATACTGTTGAAAGAAATAATAATTTATTTTTTAATGGAAAGCAACGTTGGGAAAGTGCTGGTGTTAAAATGCATCGACCAAAAAATTCTATTATAAGCCATAATATTGTTAGAAATAATTATTGTCATGGAATATGGTCCGATGAAGGAGCCGGAAAAAATAGTTTATTCAAAAATAATATTATTATTAATAATGAGAAAAGTGGAATTGACTTTGAAATTGGGCGCAATACAACAGGTAAGGTTGTTAATAATATTTTTTACAATAATGAATGTGGTGTAAGATTTGCTACTTCCGGTGGTGTTCTCGTTGCGCACAATTTATTTCTTCAATCAAAAAAATGTGACATTAAAACTATTATTTTTAAACGTAAAGATAAATGGGATTCATTAAATGTAGAAATATTCTATAATTTATTTGTAGGTTCTCCAAGATTTATTGAATTTACTCCCCCAAATGATACACCAAAATATCTAGCATCAAGGTTTTTGAATTACAATACGTATTTTATGGAAGAAAATGATGAAAAATTCCAAATGAAATATGATTATAAAACTATAATTAATATGAATTTATCTCAATGGCAAAATTTGTTCTCCGAATTTAACGAAAAACATGGGGATGAAAACAGTGTTATTTCAAAAAATAATACTATCCAATTTATTGATAGTGATAAATATAAATTATCTATTAATATACAAGAAAACTTGCCAAAATTTGATATTTCTAATAAGCTAGGTTCTCCAGATGATTATCAAAATTCTAAAAGAGAAGAAAAAATTTTAAGTGGACCATTTCTTGAATTATCCAATGGTGACTTAATAATCTAATTTTTCTTAGTTTTATTTTTACGTTGTAAAAAGTATCGCTTTTCAAATGTCATAAATTGGCAATATATTAGTTAATTCACTTCGTACCTACGCTAGTTTATTCTTTTTCTTGATTTTTTTCTTTTTGATTTTTTTCTTTTTGATTTTTTTCTTTTTGATTTTTTTCTTTTTGATTTTATTCTTTTTGATTTTATTCTTTTTCTTGATTTTTTTCCTCCCTTATATTCAGGACAAATGATTTCTATATCTTCAATTTTTTGCATTAATTTATTTAATATTTCTATATTTTGTAAATCGATTTCCATGATCACTGGATCATATGGCTCTATATTTATTTCATAATATTCCATCATTTCATCTTCGTCTTCTATATCTGAAGGAATTTCTTGAAGATCATTATAAAATTGGGTTGCTATTTCCAATGTTAAATTCTGAGGATTTAAATCATGTTTGTGAGTTATCAAATATTCTTGAAGTTTTTCATTTGAAGCATCAAAATGTTTTGCCATTGACAATATTGAAATTGGATTTATTGCGCGTGATATTATTTTCTGGAATTTTATTGGCATTCCATTATTTGTATAATACAAATTACTTATTATCAAAACAAGTGCATAACGTAAAAATAGATTATATTTTTTTCCTTGGTAATTTTCATTTGTTTTGGATGATATTTCTATTGCATTTTCTATTGCATTTATTTTACATGAAATACTTGAAATGCATTTTTCATTATGAAACAAACATAATATAACTGCTGGATTTTTTGAATAGTTCTCAATATCATAAATATCAAAATCATCTATTGATTTACCTTGTGTCATGACATCATAAAAATCAAATTTAAGTGACAACAGATTATCACATCTACTTTTTAATATTGTTTCTATTTTGTCTACTATACCATAAGTACTTTCTATTTGAATGTTTGTATATATTGCTTGTTTTGCAATATCGTTGTTATTTATTTCTGATTGTGACATATATATATATATTATATATATTAGTAAATTTCAAAATTAATGAATATTATTAAACATGGACGTTTCATCTACAATTAATATATTTTTATGAGAACATCATTTTATTTTGATGTTATATTCAGCACATTATATTAATCTACTTATATTGGTTTAGTAAATAAATAATTTATTTAATATTATAATATTAAATATAATATATATGAATGAACTATTTAACTATATATTAATTGAACTTTTGAAAGAAAATTGGCTATATTTCACAATTATACTTATCATTGCAATTATTTGTAGTTTAATACAAACAAATGGTATTAGTGTCTATACTGCCGAAATTATAGATAATATTTCCAAAGCAAAAAATAATATATGGACATCTTTCTTTATATTAGCATTATTATATGCTATTTATCAAGTTCTCAATTATGTATTTTGGCAAATGCACAATACATTGACATCTGAAATAAAACCATGGGCACGTTGGAAATTATTAGATACATTAATGAATGTGAATTCGCATGTGTTTAGTGAAGTCAATTTTGCAAAACTGAATACACCTATTCACAGAATTGCAGATTTATTGTCTTCTATTGTTTCTGATATTATTGCATATTTTTTACCTAACTTAATATTTGTTATAATTATTTCCATTTATCTATTCAAGATTGATAGTACATTTCCCGCAATGTTTTTTGTTGGTAACATACTAATTGTTTCTATTTATTATTTTACATTTGGTTCTACTCTTAAAGCAAATCTTGATTATGAGAGCATTTTTCAAGAAACCGACGGTGTATTAATTGATTTGCTTAGTAATCTAGATAAAATTATTTATAGAGGTAACGTACCAGAAGAAAGTAAAAAATATAAAGATTTATCAGATAAAAACGGCAAATTAGGTGCAAAGTATTTCTGTACTGCAAATAATATATCTACAATAATGACATCAATATTATTGACTATATTTTTAGGATCGTTCGGATACTTAATAAAGTTATTTTTAAATAAAAAAATTTCAAACATTGAATTTATTACCACTATTACTATTTTAACAATGTTCCGTGAAAGACTTGACTCGGTTTTAGTTCAAATACCCGATTTCATTATGTTTTTCGGTAGAGCTAAAATCGCATTTGAAAAATTCGATCATGTTAATAAACATTTGGGTGAAGTTCTAATTAAAAATAAAGATAAAAATAAAAAATTAAAATTTGATAAAATCATATTCAAAGATATTCATTATAAATATTCCACTGGAAAAACTATTTTTGAGAACAGTAATTACGATATACACATTAAAAATAATTCTATTATTGGAATTACCGGTCCATCCGGTTGTGGTAAAAGTACATTGATGAAATTACTTATTAAAATGTATCCTCTTGAAAAAGGTGATATTTTTATTGATAATATTAATATTAAAGACATAAGTGCTGAAAAAATTAGAAAACATGTTACTTATGTCAATCAAACCGCAAAACTCTTTGATGATAAAGTCATTAAAAACATGTTGTATGGTTGTATTGATAAAGATAAATGTGATATGTACCTCAAAAAGATCATGAAATACCCAAACATCTCCAAATTATATGAAAATATTGATATTAAAAGTAAAGATGCCGGACTACTCGGAGAGAACCTGTCTGGAGGTCAAAGACAAGTTATTAACATGATTAGTGGACTTATCAATCCAAGTGAAATTCTCATTCTTGATGAACCTACAAATGCCCTTGACCCTAAACTCAAAGCCGAAATCATCCAGATCATTCAAGACTTCAAAAAATACAAAAAAGCCATCTTTATTATTACTCACGACAAAGAAGTTTTCGAAATCTTTGATAAAGAAATTAAAATCAAAAATTAGATTTTCCGGCAGTTTTCGCAATTTTGCCTACGCCCCCTCATTCCACCCCCTCACCCCGACCTGATTACAATGATTTTACTCCCTTCATTTACAATAATATTTTATCTAACTATAATATTATTTTATTACCTTATCTTATTTTCCAAAATAAATTTATAAAAAAAAACAAGGGTTTTTGAAAACTTTTTTGAGATTTTTCATTTTGGACATTTTTATTTTGTCCAAATTTCAATTTCATAGAAAACTTTCTGAAAAAAACACCCTGTGACTGACATGCTCTAAAAGTGATTTTTCGTTAATCAACTTTGTTAGCATGATTTTTGCGCCTTTTTTAGGCGTTTTTTTTCTTTGTTAATATTAACAAAAGGGCCAAATGTTTTTGGGGCAAAATTTTTTCTGTAATAAATGTGATGTATTATGTAGTGATAAGACTAAATTTGACAGACATTTACTCACTGCAAAACACCAAAAAAGGAGGGAAAAACAAAGGTTTTTTACGCCAAAAATTTACGATTGTTCTCTATGTGATTTTCAATGTTCAAAGCAATATGATTGGAATAGACATGTTTCTACAAAAAAACACATTAATAATGCTGATATGTCAAAAAAAACGAATGAGAAAAACAAATATATATGTGAAATTTGTAATAAAAGTTATATAAATTATAATTCTTTTTATACACATAGAAAAAAATGTGTTGATAAAGTTCAAGATGTGGAACTAAATACAAATTTAGTAAAAAATTTAATAAAAGAAAATTCAAATTTGAGGAATTTATTAGTATCACAAAATGAAAAACTATCAGAACACAGTACAATATTAACAGAAATAAAAGATAAACAAGAGAACATAGTAATAAATAATACACAAAATAATAGATATAATATTAATATGTTTTTGAATGAAAAATGCGCAGGTGCATTAAATTTTACTGATTTTATAGATAGAATAGAAGTATCCCAAGATGATTTAGAGAACAATGCACAATTAGGATTTGTAGAGGGAATATCTAAAATATTAATGGACAATTTAAGTCAATATGATCTATATCAAAGACCCATTCATTGTACAGATCCTAAACGTGAAATAATGTATATAAAAGATGAAGATAAATGGCAAAAAGAAGAAAATGAAGAAAAATTACATTCAGCTATTCAATTAGTATCACGTAAAAGTATTGGTTCTCTATTAAACTGGAAAGAACAAAATCCTGATTATAAAGATGCGGATTCCGATTTTTCAAATAAATGTGTTATTATTCAACAACAATCTGCAGCAGGTTCAAATAAAAATACATTCTATTCAAAGGTCATTTCTAATTTAGCAAAAGAATATCAATTGGATAAAAATACAGTTAAATGAAAAATTGAATTAAAATAATTATTAATTATTAATTATTAATATTATTAATTATTTACAAAATGAATTGTATAATTTGTGATGAAAAATTCAATAAAACAAAACATTTTAAAGTGAATTGTTTACATTGTAACTTTGAGGCGTGTAGAGAATGTTGTAAAAAATTTATTTTAATAAATGAATATACATCTTGTATGAACCCCCAAAAAAATGAAAATGGAGAACTTGAATGTAATAAAGAATGGACAAGAAAGTTTATGTTAAAAAATTTTACAAAAAAATTTATTAATATTGAATGGAAACATATGTTACAAAACGTATGTTTTAATAATGAGAAGCAATTATTACCAGAAACTATTAATTATTTAAAACAAGAAAAAGAAAAAAATATAATTAGAAAAGAAATAGCGGATGTATCATTGATTATCAGAGAACTTAAAGAAAAACGTGATAATCTGAATATTATGTTGAGAAATGGCGGGAATATGATTGATAGAAAGCATTTATATAATAAATCTATATGTGCAGATGCAGAATGTAAAGGATATTTAAATGATGAATGGAAATGTGGAATATGTGAAAAATATACTTGTAATAATTGCAATGTATTAAAACCATTATATAAACCAGATACTCATATTTGTGATGATGATGACGTGGCAACATTTAAATTATTAACACATACAACAAAACCATGTCCAAAATGTAATGCACTTATTTATAAAATCGACGGTTGTGATCAAATGTGGTGTACAGAATGCCGTACTGCATTTAGTTGGCATACTGGTAATATAGAAACTCGAGTACATAATCCCCATTATTATGAATGGCAGCGGCAGCAAAATGATGGTATTATTCCAAGAGAATATGGGGATATGGAATGTGGTCGTGATATTGTAGGAATAAATGGGCAACACGTGATATTTTATATTACGAATGAATGTTTTAAATTTCTAATGCAAAAATTAGAGAAAGAAAATAATTTTGCCGATAAAATAAAAAATTTAAAGTCACGGTTCAGACAATTAAACAGAATTTATGTTCGTATGGTAAATTTCCAAACCGAAGAGCTGAATACTTATATTATAGATGAAAATATGAATAATCAAGATATTAGAGCGAGATATTTAAATAATTCAATTAGTGAATGTAGATTTAAGCAACTTTTGCAACAAAGAAAAAACAATTATTTAAAAAAAAGAGAAATTTATACAATCGGTAATTTATTATTAATCACATTTATTGATATTGTTTATAGATTTAGATACGAGTGGAAAGATTATAGAGAGAAAATAGAAAAAGATAGTGAAACAATAGCAGTTAGTATAGATGAACATATGAAGTTTATAGATAAATATTTTAATGAAATAATAGGAATAGTGAAATATTGCAATGAACTTTTAATGGAAAATAAAGAAACTTATGGTGGTAAAGGTTTAATAATAATGATATATGATATTGCAAATGCTAATATGAACCAGCGTGTAAATTATAATATATTTCAGAAAATAAAATAAATATTAGAATATTATTTTATGTAAATAATAATACATATATACAATATATATAAATGGCATCTAGTGATTATACAACTTTATTAAGAATAAGAGAGGTTGCGAATGATACAAATATATTATGTGAGACTGATCCGCTATGTGGAGTAGGTAGAACAGGACCAACCGGACCAACCGGACCAATAGGGCCAATAGGTAACGATGGACCATTGGGACCATTCGGACCAACCGGACCAACGGGTATTAAAGGAGATTTCGGAACACAAGGACCACCTGGTTTATCTTTAGAACAAAATTTATTTTTAAAAGTAGATGATATGTCAATACCAATATACAATGGGTCTTTAGTTGAAGAGATTGATTTAGAATTAGAGCAAAAATCATTATCTTACACATTTAGAACAGGAGACGTTAGTGAAAAATTAATTGGAACATTTATCAGCAATCTTGAATATCCTTATGGAAATATAATACCAGCGGGTTTATGGGATTTAAATTTATATGCTAGTTCGAATTCATCTCAATGTAATATTTATTTTTATATGCGTATATATTGTGTGGATGGGGGAGAAGAAGTATTAATAGTAGATGGTTCAAAAATAATTACCTATATTGATTGCAATACAACAATAAGAAATTATGTAAATTCAGTATATTTTCCTGTATATTATTTACCGAGTAATAATAATGATATTATTATAAAAATATTTGCACAACAAATAGAAACAAATAATCAATCCACAATAAATGTATTTTTTAATGCACCTACAATGTCATATGTTAGAACAACCTTAGCAAATCAAACACTTCCAGTAGGACCGACTGGTGAAACCGGGCCAATGGGTCCAATTGGATATACAGGACCAATGGGAGCAAGAGGACCAATGGGAGTAACAGGTCCATTAGGAGTAACCGGTTCAGTAGGACCAACTGGTGCAGGCGATACAGGACCAATAGGTCCTACTGGCGCATCATTTTTTAATGCAGATAGTTTAAACAATATATTTTATAATAATGGTGATGTGTCATTATCCAATAATTTGACAGTAAATAAAGAATTAAAAGTGGGTCAATTGAAACTGGATGACGATATTGTTATAGTGAGTAACAAACAAACATTCAATCAACCAAGTATTTACATGAATTATAAAAAAGATACATCCAGATTTTATTATGATAGAAGTTATGAAAAATATTATTTTGATATAGCTCATGTACATAAGTTGGAAATAAGTAAAAACTCTTTGATTTTTTCAAAAAATGGTTTTAGAGCTGGATCAAATGAACAAGGAGGATTTGGTCATATAAGAGCAAAAACAACTGATTTAGTCTATGGACAAAACACTGCACCAATAAGTGCTCAATGTGGAAATAATAATAATTATTTAATGACTTTTCATAATAACAATAATAATATTGTTGGAAGCATTACATTATCTGGTCATGGTGTAGCATTTAATGAAACCAGTGACAAAAGATTGAAACATAATATTGATGATTTTTCTGCTTTTTCTTTAATAGATAAAATTCAACCGGTTAAATATAATTTTATTGATTTTCCTTATGAACAGAGATATGGATTTATTGGACAAGAATTATACAAAATAATACCAGAAATGTGTAATTTGAATAAAGCAAAATATGATACAAAAAGTGGTTATGAAAATCCATTGGATTTAGATGGAAATCCATTATATTATTCAGTTGATTATAGCAAGATTGTACCTATATTATGTAAGGCGGTTAAAGAACAACAATTGGAAATAGAAAAGTTAAAAAAAAAACTTAACTAATATGTTATATTAAATTAATAACAATATAACATATTTATATATGTCAAATATTGATCTGGATATTAAAAATTATAATATTGAAGAAATAGAAAAATTTTTCAAATTAAAAAAAGGGTATAACGTTAGTGATCTTGAGAACAAAGCATATGAAATAAGACAAACATTATTATCTAGTGGTCATATTAAAAAAGAAATAAAGCGCGATGTAATAGTCTTTTGTACTGCAGCAAAACAGTGGTTACTATATTCTAAATTTGGAGAACAATATATTGAGCCATTAACAAAAAACGAAACGCGCGGACCATCTGATAGAGATTATTATCAATTTCCGCCAACAACAATACCAAAATATGATATATTAGATCCAAAAACAATACCAATATCATTAACAAATGAAATTGCACGTAAAGACGCTGAAGTAATATATCAAGAAGGTAAACAATATATATATACCGATCCGAGCGAATTTTTCAAAGGAAATTTAAATCCATTAAATAATCGTATAATAAGTAGATGTTTATCAATCGATTCTAAATTTCGTGATAATTATAATAATACAAAATCATCGGATTTCTCAATTCAATTACCATCAAAAATAAATAAGGTTGTATCTATGCAATTAATGAAAATAGAATTACCAATTACATTTTATAATATAAGCGCAAGTTATGGAAATAATTATTTATTTATTTATTTAAATACAATCAAAGATGATACTGATAAAAGTAAAGAATTTACTTGTATTATTACTATACCCGATGGTGTATATACGGCAATTGCATTAATGGATAAAATAAATGAAATATTACCATCTGATGAAAGTAATTTGTTCTCATGTATTCATTTTGAAATAGATTTAGATAGTAATGGAAATGGAACCGGTAAAGCAAAAATATCACTCATTGGAAATAAAGAGAATGAAATAAATATGATCGGATTTGATTTTACAAGAAATATTGATGGTATAGTAGATCAAACAAATTATAAAACTCGTATAGGTTGGAATTTGGGATTTGTTAATACTAGATATTTCGGGAAAAAAGAATATATTTCAGATACTGTAGTAGACGTAAAAACAATAAAATATTTATATTTAGCTATAGATGATTACCAAAAAGCAGTCAATAATATATTTTTAGAGGCGTTTGACAGTACATCAATAAATGAAAATATTATTGGTAGAATATCATTAAATACTGAAGATTTTACTGTATTAATGGAGAACTTAATAACGGAACCAAGAAAATACTTTGGTCCTATAGATTTACAGAGACTGCGTATAAGATTATTTGATGATTTTGGAAGAATATTAGATATAAATAATTCCGATTTCTCTTTTGTATTAAATTTAAAGGTTCTTTATGATATTTAAAATTTTCAGTTTATTATTTTTATATTGAAAATATATAATGTCAAATCCTTTTTTAGGTTCTACAAATAATAAGTTAACAGGACTGTTTAATTGTTTTGTAGGAAGCGGTGGGTTTTCAATGGAAAAAGGTTATGAAAATATCGAAAATGTAAATGAATTAGATGCTAGTTTCGCTCAATTTGATGTTACAAATGCAGTACAAGTTTTACTTGATGCAAAAGTGTTAAACGAAAAAATTGGGTTGTATAAAAATAATAATAATAATGTAATAACATCTAGCAGCTTTAATAATACTACTAACCTTTTTCCAACAAATTCAATCACCATCAGCTCAAATGATTTTCAAACCGCACTATTAAGTCAAAGTCAAATAATAAATGTTGGTGCACATTCCAATATTAATACTGGGTTTGAGAATTATATTAAAAGTTATTTTGGATTTTTTGGAGATAATTCATCTCTGTTTACAAGCATAATAGATTATGACTCGGTTGAATTTAAAGAACCTCAATTATATGAATTATTCAAAACATATAGTGGTGTAACTGCGTCAGGAGAATATATAAATAATTTGTCCGGATTTATAACAATTAATAATATTAATGATATATTAAAACATGCTATAAATAATAATGTTTTTTCGAATAGAATTAATTTAGGGCTGCAAAATGGTTTTATTGAAAATGACTTAATTTTTATACCTGCTGGTACTGAAATAACATATACTTTAAATATTGCTAATTCAGCATTATTAACATATGTATCCACCAATGAAACATCAGATTCTAATAAAACAAATATCAAATACATATCAAAAGCACCATTATTAATACGTGTAGCAAATATTATTGCAGAAAGTTTACCAGAACCAGAACCTGAACCGGAAACAGAACCAGAACCTGAACCGGAACCGGAACCTGAACCTGAACCTGAACCGGAAACAGAACCTGAACCTGAACCTGAACCTGAACCTGAACCGCCCGTTGTTGATCCAAATGTTATATTTACTATTACAAGTACAAATGTAAATAAACCAGGAACTGTCGACTTATCTATCGGATTTAATATTAATGATATAAATACTCCACCTGGACCACCAGATACTTTTTATCCATATTTGACCGGTGCGGGCTTATCATTATCAAATATGTCTTCATTTGCTAAAATTGCACATAATTTAGGTAATACAATTGATTTTTATATTTATTATGTGAAAGTATTAATTAATGAACCGGCAATTATCAGTTTTAATAATTTGAGTTCAATATTACATTCGTGTATTATTTATACCGATAAAGCTGGATATCCAAGTACAAATATTTTGAACGAAAGTCAATTTGTAACTACTACTACTAGTAGTATATTCAATAATACAACAATAACATCACATGATACTAATTATATTATTGCATTGCAATTTAGTAATTTAACACCTCCAGAACCAGAACCTGAACCTGAGCCAGAACCTGAACCAGAACCTGAACCTGAGCCAGAACCTGAACCTGAGCCAGAACCTGAACCTGAGCCAGAACCTGAACCAGAACCTGAACCTGAACCTGAACCAGAACCTGAACCTGAGCCAGAACCTGAACCAGAGCCAGAACCTGAACCAGAACCTGAGCCAGAACCAGTTGCAATAATAATAATAAATGGTAATTTACTAGATGGTTATATTAAAAATGCTACAGGTACGGTTAAGGATTATTCAAATGGTGAAATAATTCAAAATATTACTACTAATAATATTGGTTTATGGGAATTAGATGCAAGTGATTTACCAAACGTTATAAAAATAGAATTTAATAATGATGGTACTGATCTCGCAACAGGATTAAATTCAACAAATATTTCAGCAATAATGACAAGAAATGATGTTATAGAAAATTTAAATAGTTATATAAATGTTACTCCAGTTACAAGTTTATTATCAAATATAATTAGTTTAAAATTAGAAGAAGATGGTACAGCGGTATTAACAGATGTAATTAATGAAGGAAGGAGTATTGTTAATACAACATTGCAGATGGATAATAATATCATAAATTTAGATTTTTTAGAAAACGAAAACGTAAGAGCATTAGATGAAAATGTAAAATTAAATACAATTGTAAATGGTGTATCAAAAGTATTATCTGTTACAACTGAGAATGTTTTAAATTCGGTAGCAAGAACAATAATAGACGCTTCATCTAGTGTTTTTGATTTTTCGAATGATACAAATATTACAAATATAATAAATAATTTAGAAGGTGTAGTGGTAAATCAAATTAGGAGAAATATGATATCAAAAATAATGAAGTTTGTTGTAGAAAAATTCCAAGATAGTTCGAATTTAATAGAATTTATTTATCGCGTATTTTCTGTAGCAGGATCTCTTATTAATTATTTGGATAACAATGATTTATCAGGTGGTTTAGGATTGAATTTTGATAGTGTTATGGAGAATAATATTCAAAATTTTTCTGTAGGTCAAATATTCAGAAATCAAAATATGCCAGAACCGGAGCCTGAACCTGAAACAGAACCGGAGCCAGAACCAGAACCGGAACCTGAACCAGCACCAGAACCAGCACCTGAACCTGAACCAGAACCAGCACCAGAACCTGAACCAGAACCTGAACCAGAACCTGCACCTGAACCTGAACCAGAACCAGCACCTGAACCAGAGCCTGAACCAGAACCTGAACCAATGCCTGAACCAGCACCTGAACCTGAGACAGAACCAATGCCTGAACCAGAACCTGAACCAGAACCTGAACCTGAGACAGAACCAGAGCCTGAACCAGCACCTGAACCAGCACCTGAACCAGCACCTGAACCAGCACCTGAACCTGAACCAGAACCTGAACCAGAACCTGAACCTGAACCAGAACCTGAAACAGAGCCAGAACCAATGCCTGAACCAGCACCTGAACCAGCACCTGAACCAGAACCTGAGCCTGAACCAGAGCCAGAACATGAACCAGAACCAGCACCAGAGCCAGAGCCAGAACCTGTACCAATGCCAGAACCAGAACCCGAACCAGAACCACTTATTCAATGTTTAAATCAAGAAATAAATAATACAGTAACAATGGAAAATCCATATTTGTTCAATAATATACCATATGCAAATTTTGATTATATTGGAGTACATAATGGTAGATATACTTTAACAGGTATTACTACTGCACATCCAATCGGTTTTGTAATAAATAATTCTTCGTTATTTGAAGTAATTAGTGGAACTACTTATTTAAGTCCAATAACAATAGAAAATATAAGCGTACAGCACTATACTGGAACAATAGAGTTTGAAGTAAAAGGTGACTTTGGAACAATTAGTTATAATTGTTATCGTCATGGATATATGGGCGGAGAGAATAGATTAAGATATTCTGAAATATGTACGGCTCCAGAACCTGAACCAGAACCAGTACCAGAACCTGAACCAGTACCAGAACCTGAACCAGAACCTGAACCAGAACCAGAACCAGAACCTGAACCAGAACCTGAACCAGAACCTGAACCTGAACCTGAACCTGAACCTGAGCCAGAGCCTGAACCTGAACCTGAACCAGTACCAGAACCAGAACC